GACCGCGTTTTCACGATCGACAATAATAAGGGCAGGTTCCTGTGGGAGATCGGGAACATGGGTTCCATCTTCGGAGACGTGTTCATCAAGGTCACCCACGAGGATGCCTACTTTGACGACGCCGGAGTTCTCCATCCTGCCCGAGTTCGTCTCATCCCCCTGAATCCTCAGCACTGCGTGCCAGTTGACGAGAATGAGATCCTTTCCCGGCGGGGCTGGCTGACAGCGGATGAGCTGACCACGGATGATCAGGTTCTTGCACTAGACCCGGAATCAGACGAGCTTGTCTGGACCGACGTCCAGGAGATAAAGATCTTTGACTGGGACGGCCCGGTGCATGACTGGCACAGCGAGCGCTTCCACGCCACATCTACTCCCGATCACCGCTGGCTATTCGAGACCGGCCGGGGTAACCGTGAGTTCCGGACGTCTGAAAAGATAGACACTATCACCAGCGGAGGTGGCGCACGCCTGATTGTCGCAGGCGGGACGCCAACGCACTTCCCGTCTGAGCGTAAGTACATAGATGAATTTGTGGAGCTAATTGGCTGGGTTGTTACCGAAGGTGCTTTGTCAGATCGTAATGATAGCTTCACGGTAACCCAGTCACCCACGCACAACCCGGAATTCTGCGCCCGGATTGAACGGCTGGCAGCATTTTACCGGGAGCGTGGATTTACTATTCCACGTACTGACATGCCTGATCGTTCAACGTCCTGGTATTTCCCGGTCGCAATAGGACACGAAGTCCGGGCAGTCCTGGGGGTTAACAAGGGAATTCACCCGGAGTTCCTGACGTCCTTGACATTCGCCCAGGCCAAGCTGCTATACGAAACGATGATGGACGGCGATGGTGACACGCGTCGGGTAGAAGGCGAGACACTCTGGCAGAACAACTGGGAAGTCATGGACTCTTTCCAGATGCTTGCCATGATGCTGGGCAAGCGAAGCAACGCCAGGATGACCAAGCGAGACTTTAACCGGTATGATGAGCCAAAGAATAACGGCCGGGTCAATGTCTACCAGAACCGCACGCATAACCTTGCGGACCTGAAGCGGACTCAACGGCGTTACAAGGGCCGGGTATGGTGCCCGACCACCGGAACTGGTACCTGGGTAACCAGGCGGAAGGAGGTGATGCAGGACGGAAGCGGCTCCAAGGTTATTTACCTGACGGGGAACTGCTTCCCATTACCTCGCTGGCATCCTCATGACAAGGGAAGGCTTGAGGAATTCAAGCTCAAGTACAAGTACTGGACGACCAACCCTGACGGTACCCGGCTCGTTAACACGTACGTCGAGGTGATCACCTCGAAGGAAATCCGGGAGTATGTCAACGACCGCCTGATCTCCCAGCGCCCCAATCCTATGGGCGAGATCCCTATCGTCCACATCGCGCACCGGCCTGCCGCAGGATCTCCGTGGGGGCTGGGCGACCTCACTCCTGACTTCATCGGACTCCAGCGGGAGTACAACGAGAAGGCAATGGAGATCTCGGACATCATCAACTACCACGTCTCCCCGATTACCGTCATCACCGGAGGCAAGCCGCCTAACCTGGTCAAGGGTCCGTCAAAGATCTGGGGCGTCGACTCGGACAAGGCGAAGGTCTACAACCTTGAAGGCGGATTCGCCGGACTGGCTCCGGCTGAGGTTTCCCTTGAGCGCATCAAGACGACCATGTGCGAGATGCAGGGCGTGCCCGTGACGGCCCTTGGCCAGGAGCAGGCTATCTCTAATACGTCGGGTGTCGCCCTGAGCATCCAGTTCATGCCGACTATGCAGCAGTTCGGCATCACCGAGATTCAGTACACGCTCGGCCTGAAGGAAGTCTGCCGACTGACGCTGAAGACGCTCTTCATCTTCGAGCCCGAGACCGTCTTCTATGATCCGAACACAGACGGGATCATGCAGGAGGGGCAGGCTCCCCAGGTAGACATCTCTGACTTCCGTGTCTACGACGTCGACCTCGAATGGGCGAAGCCCCTGCCGGTCGATGTCATCCTGAAGCTCCAGGAGATCCAGCTCAAGATGGAACTCGGCCTCGAATCCAAAAAGGGTGCCATGCGTATCCTGGGCGAGGAGTTCCCGGACGAGAAGCTGAAGGAACTATTCGATGAGCAGATCGCGGAGCTGAAGCAGGACGCGGCCAAGCAGATCCTGAATGCGCAGGCCGCCGCTATCACCATGGCGCTGACCGGGATGGTGCCAGAAGGCTATGCCGAGCAGCAGCCTCCTCCCCCGAATCAGGACGGGACTCAGCCCGCACCTACTACCCCGCCAGCCCAGCAGTCGGCCAACCTTCCGCAGCTTCCTAATGTCGCGGGGCTGGAAGCTACTATCCAGGCTGCCGGAAGAAACATGTACGCGGATATCGTCCAGGATGCGTACGGGGCTAAGCAGTCTCCCCGCAGGGATATCGACCAGAATGTGAACGACACCACCTAAACTCATTTGTGTTTTGGTATGCTAGGCAATAGGTAAAGAATACGCACCAATACTCGGGACACTTACTCGGACAAGCACCCGGCACAAACAAGGGATCATGATATGACTACACCGATTCAGCCCACCGTAACTCCCGAGGTAACTCCAGTTGCTCCCGTTCCGCCCGCAGGAATCCCCGTGACTCAGCCTCTTACGGCTCAGCCGGACCAGACTTTCACGGCGGCTCAGGTCGAGCAGTTCCGTCAGCAGGAGAAGGACAAGCTGTACACCGCCCAGGAAGCCCTGAAGGCGCAGCAGGCTACGCTCCAGGCCGAACTGGACAAGTACAAGACGGCCGAGCAGGTGCGGGCTGACGAGGCTAAGGCTGCGGCCGAGGCCGCTTCCCTGGCGCAGAAGGTTAAGGACGAGGAAGAGCTGGATGCTAAGGCCCTTCTCGCCAAGCGTGAGGTCGAGTGGGAGCAGCGTTTCGCGGCGGCAGAGGCCGAGCGTGCGCGTGACCGTGCCCTCCTGGAGAAGGAGCGCGAATGGTCACAGCTCCAGCAGTACATCGCTAAGCGTGTCGCGGAATCCCGCGATGATATCGAGGAAAATCTTCTCGACCTGGTAACCGGGACTACTCCCGAAGAGGTCGAGGCGTCGATCGTTTCAATGAAGCAACGGTCTATGCGTATAATGGAGAATGCACGGCAGAATGGCGTGATGACAAGGGCAGGAATGCCCGGAGTATCGTCAGCCGCCGGTAATGCCGGGCCTCTAGATCAACTGGGTGCCCCGCGTGAACTCAGTGCAGAGGATATTTCTTCCTTTGCACCGGGGTCTCCGGAACACCTGGCAGCTCGCGCCCGATTCGGTATCGGTCGCCCGCAGTCACCTAGCATGTTCGGCTGAGCCGGACAAGTCCGATACACTTAACTTGGCGGAACTCGCCAATGCAACAATCAAGGACGTGGTCTAATTGGCAGGCTCCGCAATCACCGGTACGCCGTACGCGGCTTCCGCTCCGACCGCGTACGCTGGTGGTAGCTCGGCGCTGACCGCCGCTATCCAGACGCTGTGGTCCAAGGAAATTTTGTTTCAGGCTATGCCGACGCTCCGGTTTGAGCAGTTCGCGGTTAAAAAGACCGAGCTGGGTACCCAGCCTGGAACGACCGTCAACTTCATGCGCTACAACAACCTCGGGCCTGCCTCGCAGCTCGTTGAGGGCGTTCGCATGTCGACCCAGGCGCTGACTGCCTCGCAGTTCAGCATCACGGTTGCCGAGCACGGGTTCGCGGTCGCCACGACCGAGTTCCTGCTTAACGCCTCCTTCGATGACGTCATGGCGTCTGCCTCGCGCCTGCTCGGCCGTAACATGGCCCTGTACCTCGACGGTGCCGCGCGTGACACCCTGTACCAGGCCTCGTCCATCCTGTACGGGTACAACAAGCCCGCCCTGGCCGGGACTATCCGTTCGCCCCTGTCGCCTTACGACCACGGCACCCCCGCTACCTCGCGGTCTGCCCTGTCGGCCGGTAACTACGCGTTCACCACGGCCCTGGTTAAGGATGGCGTGCTGACCCTCGCCTCGAAGAACGTTCCCCGCCTGGGTGACACCTACGTGACCTTCATCCACCCGAGCCAGTCGCGCTCACTCCGTGATGACCCCGAGTTCATTGAGGTCAGTAAGTACGCCCAGCCCGGCTCGTTCATGCTGGGTGAGATCGGCCGCTACAACGATGCCGTCTTTATCGAGACGACCCAGGTCGAGCCTCAGTACGTTTCCGGGGCGACCGGAGCGACCTTCAACGACGCCATCATGCTGGGCGACAACGCGTTCGGTCATGCCATTTCCCTGCCGGTCGAGCTACGCGACTCCGGCATCCTGGACTATGGCCGTGAGCACGGACTGGCCTGGTATTCGGTGTGGGGCCTGGGCCTCCTAACCGACCAGTCGGTAGTAATTTTGGAAACAAATTAGGACTAGTTCGTCAGTAGAATCCTCCCAGATGTGGTAGACTCCAAGAGTCACTACAACCGGGAGGATTTCTATGTCACCGAAGCCGTACGTACTGGGTGGTCGCTGTCGTAAGGATCACCTGCTCACCCCTGCCAACACCTACACTGAGGGCACGCGCCTGCGCTGCCAGGACTGCCGGGACATCTGGAATCCAGCGCATCCTGTTGCACACCTGAAGAACTGCCCGCACGATGGGTCCGAGCATGTGCAGCGCGCCAGCGGGTACTGGGCGTGTAAGGCCTGTGTCCGCGAGCAGATGCAAGAGCGCCGGAAAAATGATCTGCACATCGGTCAGGGTGGTTTCAACAAAGCCAAGACCCACTGCCCGCACAAGCATAAGTACACGCCCGGCAACACAATCTATGACAAGCGCGGAGCACGTCATTGCCGTGAATGCCAGGCAATCAATAGTCGTAGACAGACTGTCAAGCAATATGGCATCACACTGGAGCAGTGGGATGCGATGCTGATCGCCCAGGGCGGTCGCTGTGCTATCTGCCCGGAACCTCTGTTGAACCCCCATGTGGACCACGACCACTCCTGCTGCCCCGGTCGTAAAGCTTGTGGTAAGTGCGTTAGGATGCTGCTATGCCAGACCTGTAACATGGGGCTTGGCTGCTTCAAGGATTCTACATCTCTTCTACAAGCTGCGCTAGAATAC